AACATAACCCTAACAGGAACATACTCAACTAACATAAATCTAACTCAACAAAGTAATAGCGTACAAAACTATACACTAACTCAAAGTTGTCAAACAGCAGGTGGTTGTAATATATCAGTCACCCAAGGTAACTAAATGACACCCGAAGAAAGAATAGAAAAAGAAGTTAACGAATACCGAATCTCTTATAGAAGAAAGCAAATATCGGGAATTACTTCTGCTTTACTGGCACTTACATTGTTAGGTATTTGTCTTTGGATATTCTTCTATGCAATGCCAGAGTTTGCATAATGCATCTCAAAAGTAGGAAGTATAGATTCTTGGAGACACTCAAAGGAAACTTTGTAGACGTGTATGTATAGTTGGAAATCTGTATTAATAACAATAGGTTTATTATTCGCACTTAAGATATGGAACCCGATGTTCATCGAGAACATCTCTTGGTCTTGGTTCGATTACTTACATTCAACACATAGTGTCGAGGAATACAATCCCGATTCAGGTCTTCCTGAAATAGTATTAGTCGATATCGATGAGAAATCAGTAGAAGTCCACGGTCAATTACCATTCCCAAGAAAAATATACGCAGATAAACTGTTAGAAGAACACTACAGTAACACTTATGTGTTCACTCAAGTGTTCAGTGAACCCGATAGATTCGGTGGAGATGAGGAATTTGCTACAGCTTTAGTCAATAGATTATCAATTTTAGCGTCAGCACCTACTATTCAGACCGAAAAAGGGTCTAGTCCCTTCGTTGGAACTAGTACTTTGGGTGGGGGAGACGTTAGAAACGCAGTGTGGGGGACTACAGGGGTGCTCAGTCCCATTCCTATACTAGAGGGAAACACTTACGGAGTAGGGGTAACTACTGCAACTCCTAGTATTTCAGGTACACCAAACTTCGATGGAACCATCCGTTCTGCACCATTATTGATGCAGGTTGACGGAGATGTTTATCCATCACTTGCAGTTGAAGTTCTAAGAGCATATACATCCGAAGAATCATATCAACTTAAGGTCACCGATGAGGTAGGAGTTGAATGGGTTCGGATAGGAAGACAACCCCCAATTGCAACAACACCTCAAGGTGACTTGATGATTTCATATTGGAATAAATTCAAGAGATATTCCTTTACTGATAAACTTCCTGAGAATGTTATTCTAGTGTTTGGTGTAACTGCTGAAGGATACAACAATCCAGTTTCAACCCCAATGGGTGTAATGTATCCTCACGAAGTGCAAGCGAACCTAATCCAAACCGCCTTGACAGGAGTTCAAATACAGCAATCCTACTTTCTTGAATTCGTAGAAACTGTTCTTCTTCTGTCAGTTCTATTAATAGTGTTGGTAATGGTTTATAAGCTTCCCACAGCTCTTTCGGGGTCATTGAGTTTAGTACTCGTAGGACTTCAGGTGGGTGGGAGTTTCTATATTTGGTCTTCAAGTCTCGTTCTTTTCGATACCTTCTTTTCATCTATGGCCTCCTTGATTGTGTTTGGTCATGCTTCTTTCAACAAGTACTACATCACATTCCAAGAAAAACAACAAATTAAGAAGCAATTCCAAAAGTATTTATCCCCCGACATGATTGAAGAACTACAAAAACATCCCGAAAAATTAAAATTAGGTGGAGATAGAAAAGAACTTTCATTCCTATTTGCAGACATTGTTGGGTTCACCCCCATAAGCGAAGCTTACATGAAAAATGACGACCCTGAAGGTCTAGTGTTACTCATCAATAGATTCCTCGATGGGATGTCAAAGATAGTTCTTGCAAATGGTGGAACCATTGATAAGTTCATGGGAGATTGTCTAATGGCATGGTGGGGAGCTCCATTGGATTGTCCGAATCATGCTGAGATGGCAATAAAATCTGCAATGGAAATAGAGATACTTACAGAACAGATGAATAGGGACATCATAGAAGAAGGATTAGACTTACCACCAGTTGTTATCGGCACGGGAATAAACACTGGCCAGTGCATCGTGGGTAACATGGGTTCGGAAGAAAGATTCGATTACTCAGTGGTCGGAGATGCAGTTAACCTTGCAGCCAGACTTGAAGTTCAGACTAGAACATATGATACACCTATTCTATTCAGTGAATTTACTAAAGAACAAATAGACATTGACTGGAAATACATCGATGAAATCAATGTGAAAGGTAAAGAAATACCAGTTAAAATCTATGCACCACTCTTCGGTGCAGAAAAAGAATTGAGAAAATTGCAAAAAACCCCTTGAAATTTCAGAAAAAGTCCATATAATAGTATAGAAGTATTATAAATACTCATGTAATGCCCATTTGGGGTTACATAACATTAACTTGCTTAATAAAGGAGAAACACTATGACAAGTAAACAGCTCGGAGACTTCGATGTCTTCAATTCACTAATCGGGAAAGAATTCCCATTCGCAATCGGGTTCGACAGAACCTTTCAACTATTAGAACGTGCCAATCAGTCACCGACTAATACAAACTATCCACCTTACAATATTGTAAAACACGATGCAGAGAACTTCTCTATCGAACTTGCAGTTGCTGGATTTACCAAGAAAGACATTTCTATCTCAAAAGAGAAAGAGGTTCTTAAAATCGAAGGTAAACAAGAGGACGGAGAAAAACTAGAGTACGTTCATAAAGGACTTGCATCACGTTCATTCAAAAGAGTATTCACACTTGCAGACGACATAGTCGTTAAAGGTGCAGATATGAAGAATGGTATTTTGAGTGTGTCTTTAGAAAGGATTGTTCCCGAAGAAGATAAACCCCAAGAAATAAAAATTTCTTAAAAACCCCTTACGGATACACCTGTTATGTTGTATAATGGGTGTATCTTATATATTATGGAGAAGATAAATGTCAAGTGATAATAACGCAGAAATGGGATTACCCATTGAAGTCGGACAACAAGTCCCTAATGTATCATTTCCAGTTCGAGTAGAAACGGAAGATGGTATTGGATGGGGTTCAATGAACACTACAGATGAATTTGCAGGAAAACGAGTAATCTTATTCGGATTGCCTGGAGCATTCACACCAACTTGTTCTTCCCAACAAGTGCCAGGATTTGAAGGTAACTTCATGAAATTCCAATCATTAGGAATAGATGCAATTTATTGTTTATCAGTAAATGACTGTTTCGCAATGCAAGAATGGTCAGAAAAAATGGGAATCCAAAAGGTAATATTTTTACCCGATGGAAATGGTGAGTTTACTCATAAGTTTGGTGCAGAGGTCAAGAAATCAAATCTTGGTTTCGGAATGAGGTCATGGAGATACGCTTGTATCCTTAATGATGGTAAAGTTGAAAAGATGTTCATCGAAGATGGATTCCAAGACAATTGTGAATCAGACCCGTTTGAAGTATCAAATGCAGAAACCGTAATGGAGTATTTGGGCAACAAGGAAGATTAGTGGAATTAAGTAGGGAAGATACTTTTTGGGTTGCAGGGAAACTTGTTACCTACTTTGCAGACTTCAATAGAATTGACGATTACTTTCGTGCAAGGAAAATTGAACGAGTAAAAGACTTACCTGCTCCATTGTTCGGATTCGGTCTTGAGGATGATATGTTTCAAAATTATGACATACATCCTCAAGATATGAATTTCTCTATATCTCAAATACCGAACGAAACATTCGATGCAATGTTAGAAAAAACTGCATCATTTTCGCCAGAGACATCAATTCCTGGCAAATCATTAAAACTTGTAGTTAAAGAAACTACTACAAATACAATAGTGGGATTCATTAGATATGGTTCACCATTAATCAATAGTAAACCAAGGAATGATTATCTTGGTCATACACCCGATTTAGAAATCTTCAACAAACGTGCAATCATGGGATTCAATATAGTTCCAATTCAACCATTCGGATATAATTACTTGGGTGGTAAATTACTTGCAGCTATATGTTGTTCGCATGAAACAAGAAGAATGTTAAACGAGAAATACAATACAGAGTTTTGTTTATTTGAAACCACATCTTTATATGGTAACATTAAAGGTTCAAGTATGTATGATGGGATGAGACCATTTTTAAGATACAAAGGTGACACTCAAAGTAAGTTTCTATTGACACTAGGTGAAGAGATATACTTTGAACTAAGAGATTGGTTTACAGAAAAGAATGGTGGAGAAGACCTAATACACAAGGGTGCTTCATCCCGTAAACTTAAGATGCAAACTAAGATGATTGGTTTGGTCAAACAGAATTTAAAGAGACTAGATACAGTTGGTTACAATCATTTCGTTAAAGCAATGGAGAAAGCAACTGGTGTTACAACTCAGAAAAGATTTTATATGTCTGAATGGGGATACACTAACACTAGAGATGTGCTACTAGGTAACACCGATAAACTAATCAAAGCAGAGAACTTTGATAGATTTGAAATGGATGGAATACTTGCATGGTGGAAAAACAAAGCAAGTAAGAGATACGATAACGTGATTGCTCAAGGAAGAAAAAGAACAGAATTAGAAGTATGGAATCAGAACACTATGAACACAATCGATATTATAAGATGAAGATAGGATTTACTTGTGGTGCATTTGACCTCTTACACGCAGGTCATGTTGTCATGTTAAAAGAAGCACGACAGAATTGTGACCATCTTATTGTTGGATTACAGACCGACCCATCTATTGATAGACAATCAAAGAATCAACCAGTACAAAATGTATATGAAAGGTTCATACAATTATCCTCTTTACAATTTGTGGACGATGTGATACCATATGATACAGAACAAAGTTTAATGGACTTACTTGAATCAACTCCTATCGATATTAGATTCGTTGGAGAGGATTACAAAGACAAACAATTTACGGGTGATAATTTACCAATAGAGGTATTTTACACAAACAGAAAACATTCTTTCTCAACAACAAATTTGAGAAGACAAGTAACAAAAGCGGGTATCGTATAATGGTTATTACAAGAGGTTTCCAACCTTTTGATGGGAGTTCGATTCTCTCTACCCGCTCCATTTCTTATGTTAGATAAATTCTATTCAGAGCAAGACCTCGCAAAAACAATTCGGATACTAGTATATCCCAATATCACTTGGCAAAAAGACTTAGAGAAAGATTCATATGTCCAAGTATTAAAGAATATGATAAGGGAAACTCAAGAAGAAAACTTCTTTTGGCATATCATATCCCCGATTCATATTGAAGGTCTAACATTTCCTAATACAGAACAGTTGATGGTTCCAGTCCCTTCCTATCCACCTGCAATGAGGAGTCATTTTGACGTTTCATATATCAAATCATTGCTTGGTCATGAAAAAGATTTTGATATTATCATGTCTCACTTACCCGAACATACTCATCAACTTGTAAACACAATGTATAATCTTACACATCATACACCTAAAGTTATGGGGTATACACATTGGTTCGATTTCAATCATATTGTTTCATGGTATAAGGGTGCATTCAATCAGAATATGTTGGGACTATTAGAATACGAGAATTGTTATATCAATACCTACGCACAAAAAGAAATGGTGTTGCAACAAGCAAAGGAAGTATTTAATTCTGCAACAGTTACTAAGTTAGATATGAAACTTGAAGTTCAACATCTAGGTGTCTTTGAAGAAGATATCGTCGCCCCTAATGAAAGTCCCGAAAAGATAATTGTCTTCAATCATAGATGCGAAAAGTATAAACACTTTGATGAGTTTGTGTCTCTTATGGATTCATTATATGAAAAAAGACAAGACTTTAAAGTATGGGTTCCTCTCTTCGAAGGAGAAGTACCAAGACCATACATGACTAATGAAAAGTTCAACAAGAAAGGTTACTACGAAAAACTAAGAAACTGTTTGGTTGGATTTGCACCAAAACAGAAGTATGGTGGTTGGAGTGTCGCTGCTACAGATGGTCTTATGAATGGATGTCCATACATTTTCTTTGATGGTTCTTACTATCACGAATTGCAGGATAACGCAGAGTTCTTTAAAACAGATTATGAAGCACTTACATTACTAAACACTTACTTGGATAATCCCGACCATAGAGACGACCAGTCTAAAATTGCACAACAATCTCTTAGAGACAATCTTCTATACAAAAACGAAATGACAAAGATGGTGGATAACATTAATACCATTGTAGACGGAACACATAAGATGGGTCAGTCTGAAAAATTAGAAGAGTTAATTAATATCATAAAAGAACATGGGTCTATTACAAAGATAGAACTGTTCTCTAAAATGGGATGGGGACGAGGAATCAAATGGACTCCTTACAGACGTGCATTGCTATCTCATCCAAACATCTATGACACTATGAGTGTTGAACCAACATACAATTGGAAAGAATGAGAATATACATCCCAACATACAAAAGAGTTGACTCACAAATTACTTTTGAGAACCTTCCTTCCGATATACAAAAAAATGTTATCATGGTAGTTCAAGACCAAGAGAGAAAACACTATACATATGATTGTGAGTACCTTGTTGTAGGAAACGAAATTGGTATAGCAAAGACAAGAGAGTTGATATATCATCACGCTGGAACAAATCACTTTGGTATGATGGATGATGATTTAAGATTCTATAGAAGAAATTCAAAGTACTATGGTGAAGAATCAAATATGGATACTTCAAAAAGACTAATGACACTTGAAGATTGGAATGACTGGTTCAATAGAGTTGAGACTTGGTTTAAAGAAGATAACATAATGCACATTGGACATAGAGATTTATCTCTACCACCTTACGGTGAGAACCACTATTTCAATAAACTATTCATTGCTACTCATTGGATTGATGGCAGTAAACTAAATAAGTTTGTAGATGAAGTGGATTGGAACTTAGCACAAGTTGGAGAAGATAATGTCCTAGCAATTGAATGTGCAATGAGAGGTCATAAGAACATAACTTCAGATGAGGTTTGTATGGATAGGTGGTCAACTGCTTTTGCAGAAGGTGGATGTGCAGAGTTTAGAACTGCAGAAGTAAATGAAATAGAACATATGAAGATATGCAAAAAGTATCCATTCTTAACATTGACTAACAAATTCGATGAATGGAAAAACATAGGTAGAATAAGAAGATTCAAATGTGATATTAAATCTGCATATGAGTCATACAATTCATCTTCTTTGGAGAACTTTTTTTAATGACAATGATATTTGATTCGGGAATATACAGGGTTGTAGAGAATCCTGATATGAAGGATGCAGCCATAGAACTAAAAGAACATTCTAAATGGAATGGTTTGGTTTATCAATATGGTAAAGTCCAAATGGAAGACGGTAAACCCAATTTAAACTTCCAAAGAACAATAAGAAGAGTCCCTCACGACATGGAACCAACAGAACTTAACCTTGAGGAACTCCTAAATAATGATGAATTAAACACACTCATGGGTGAGATTTTAGTAGAACTTATCCAACAACAAGCAGACAGGGAACAAAATGAACAAAGAGATACTAAAAGAACAGATTAAACGCCACGAAGGTGAAGTACTAGAAGTCTATGCAGATTCACTAGGATATTTGACACTAGGTGTTGGACATCTCATTAAAGAAGGTGATGCAGAACATGGTCAATCAGCAGGAACACCAGTAAGTCAAGAAGTGTGTGATGCATATTATGAAGACGACTTTGACAAACACGTTGATGAATGCATTCATGTATTTGAATCAAAAGGTGGAGAAGACTTTTACAGTCTTCCCGAAGACATACAACACGTTCTAGTCAACATGACATTCAACTTAGGTGGTGGTCGTTTTGGTAAATTTAATAATATGTGGAAAGGAGTAATCTCAGAAGACTGGAATAAAGTTGCAGTTGAGATGGAAGATTCGAAATGGTTTAGACAAGTTGGTAGACGAAGTGTAGAACTACAAGACTTGGTTAAAGCCTGTGCTTAAAACCTCAAACATTAAAGCACTAAAACTTTTAGGTGGAGAAGTCATTATGGGAATAGTGACTGAATCTAAACTAAATGGGAGTGTCCATATATCTGAAGCACAACAATTAATTTCAGGTGTAGAAGATGGACGAATGGAAGTTAACCTTGCACCATGGTTACCATATGCAAGAGAATACGATTTTAACATACCGAAGGGTCAGATAGTTACTATATTTTCAGTAAGACCTAACTTGGAGACGAACTACAAAATCGCAACAGGGAATAAATAATGGCAGATATATTAGGTGCATTAGTAAAGAAATACGAAGGTGATATCGCAGTACACACTGCAAACATCTCAGTTTATCAATCAAACCCAGCAGGTATCGGAGAACATCCCGATGTCGTAGCTGCAGTAGATGAACTCGTTGGACAACTTGCAGATGCACAAGACAAACTCAAATCAGTAAAAGAATTACAACATCCAGTTAGAAAAACACTTGTAGAATAGTCCACTTTCTGTTATAATAACAGTATGGATTTTTATACTAATGTATGTCGTACTCGTGACAAAATACTCGTAAAGGGTTATCAAAATGGAAAACAGGTAAAACTATCTGTTGCATATCGTCCCAATCATTATGTCCTTTCCAAAAAAGGTGACACTGCATACAGGTCACTAGATGGACGACCACTAGAACAAGTCAATCTTGACACCATGGGTGGTGCAAGAAAATTCAGAGAACAATATCAAGGAACTCAAGGTTTTGAGATTCATGGATATGACAAATACATTTACACTTACATCGCTGATAAATTTCAGGGTAATGTAAAATGGGATTACAAAACAACTAAAATAGCAACACTTGATATCGAGTGTGAGTCAGAAAACGGATTCCCCGAACCTACTCTTGCAGAAGAAAAAGTAAACGCAATCACAATCAAACCATTCAGATTCATGGCACATACTTTTGGTATCGGCCCGTGGGATGCACCTGCGAATGTGACTTATCATGAATGTGTTGACGAAGCACAACTCTTAACAGAGTTCATAAAATACTGGAGAAAGGAATCTTTCGATATCGTTACTGGTTGGAATGTTGATGCATTCGATATGACCTATCTTTGTAATCGAGTCGATAAACTATTCGGTGAAGGACATCATAAGAAGTTTTCTCCATGGAATATGTCCGATGTCAGAGATTACACAAACAACTATGGTCAGAAGGTTATGGTGTTTAATCTATACGGGGTTAACATCGTTGACTATATGGCACTTTACAAAACTAGAACATTCGTCAATCAAGAATCCTATTCACTCAATCACATTTCACACATTGAGTTGGGTAAAGCAAAGATTGATTATTCAGAATACGGTTCCCTGCATACACTTTACCAACAGAACTATCCATTGTTCTTGGAATACAATGTTAAGGATGTAACACTTGTAGAAGACCTCGAAGATAAACTCGGTCTACTGGAATTGACCATGACCATGGCATACGATGCCAAGTGTAATTACTTGGATACATTTGGTATGGTTAAGTATTGGGAAACAATCATATACAACTTCCTCAAAGAACAGAACATCCAAACACCACCTCAGAAATTAGATAGAAGTAAAACGCATTCTATTGTCGGTGCATATGTTAAAGACCCTATTGTGGGTAAACATGATTGGGTTATGTCATTTGACTTGAACTCATTGTATCCTCATATCATTATGCAGTATAATATTTCCCCCGAAAAGATGATTAAGGGTGATATCAAAACTCTCAATATTGATAAGTTACTGAACAACGAACATGACCTATCCGACCTAAAGAAAACTAATAGAACTGTCGCCGCCAATGGAGTCCAGTTCAAAAGAGACAAACAAGGATTCCTTCCCGAACTTATGGAAAAGTTTTACACTGAACGTAAAGAGTGGAAGGGTAAGATGATTGAGTATCAGATTGAGAAAGAATCCTGCAATGATAAGAAACGTCTGAATGAACTTGATGGACTAATCAAACGTGCATATAACAATCAACAGGTTAGAAAGATTGCACTTAACTCTGCTTATGGTGCTCTCGCAAACCAATACTTTGCATTCTTCGACCCTAACCTTGCAGAAGCAATTACTATGTCGGGTCAGTTGATTATTAAAACAGCAGAAAACACCATCAATGATTATATGAACAAGGTTCTTAATACTGATGATGAAGACTATGTGATTGCAATGGATACCGATTCGATTTATGTGTCTTTTGATAAAATGGTACAGAAGGTATTTCCAAAAGGTACACCCAAAAATAAGATTGTAGATTTCCTTGATACCGTTGGTCAAGATAAGATTCTAGATGTGTTAACAGGGGGTTATGACGACCTTGCAGAATACACTAACGCTTTCCAACAGAAGATGGTTATGGGTCGGGAGATTATTGCAGACCGTGGAATATGGACTGCGAAAAAAAGGTACATACTCAATGTAATGGATAACGAAGGGGTAAGACTCAGAGAACCTAAACTTAAGATGATGGGTATTGAGACTGCAAAGTCATCAACTCCTGAATGGGTTCGTGAACAATTAACCCAAGTGTTAAAGGTTGTCATGAACGGAACCGAACAAGAGGTTTGGGATTTCGTAGAGAACGCACGGAAAGATTTTAGACGTTTACCAGTAGAGTCAATGTCATCACCAAGAGGTTGCAACAACCTTGCACAATATTCTGATGCAACTACAATCTATGGTAAAGGTACACCGATTGCAGTTCGTGGTGCATTATTATATAATCACCTTCTTAAGAAAAAGAATGTCCACAAAAGATATGAAGTGGTTAAGAATAGTGATAAGATAAAGTTCACATACCTTACACTTCCCAATCCAATCAACGAGAATGTGATATCATTTATCAATGTTCTTCCTAGAGAATTCGACCTAAACAGTTATGTGGACTATGATATGCAATTCAATAAGTCATTCATCGAACCACTTAAGAATATTATAACACTTATAGGTTGGAACGTAGAACCAGTTGCATCACTAGAGGATTTCTTCGGGTGAAAACTCTTTGGGGTGACGACATCGCCGAAACTAAGAATTGTTCATCGTGTGGTGAAACACTTCCTAAAACAACAGATTACTTTCCTATCGCAAGTGGTGGAAATTACTTTGGTGGAAAGTGTAGAATGTGTTGTAGAAAACAAAGTAAAATTACAAGAAAACTAAAAGAACAACACCCAACACCCAAAAGTGATTATGAATGTGCTATATGTGGAATAGACGAAACTGGCATACTTGCACGAGGATACAAAATTAAATGGTGTTTAGACCATGACCACAAAACGGGAAAATACAGAGGATACTTGTGTGATAATTGTAATACTGGAATTAGTAAATTACAGGATAGTGTTGAAGTACTAAAAAATGCAATTGAATACTTGGAAAGAACCTAAATAGATATATGGCATATAGTAAAGAAGTAGTACAACGGTTTGAAGCCGTCCTAGCAGAACCTCAAAAACATTCAGTTGGTTCATTAGATAGGAAGAATCCCAAGGTTGCAACAGGACTTGCAGGTGCGCCTGCGTGTGGTGATGTAATGCAATTACAACTCTTACTTGATGACAACGAAAAGATTGTTGATGTCAAATTCAAGACTTACGGATGTGGAAGTGCAATTGCATCTTCGTCATTGTTCGTGGACTTGATGATGGGTAAAACGATTGCAGAAGCAAAACTCATTAAAGACAAAGACATTGCAGATGCACTACAATTACCACCAATCAAATTACATTGTTCGGTACTAGCAGAAGATGCTATTAAACAAGCGATGGTAGACTATGAGTCCAAACAAGCAGAAGACTACAAACATCCCATCTTAGACCATTCAATGATTGGACATAACAATCCACCACCATTATCCCAATCATTACGGGATAATCCACCATCATTAACAAAGGCAGACTTCATAGAGTGATAGGAATCACCTAGGGATAAATAATATTATGTATGAATATATGGTAACAATTACCAAAGTGGTAGACGGCGATACGGTTGACGTAGATATAGACTTAGGTTTCGGAATGGTTTATAAGAAACAAAGAGTACGCTTACTCGGAATCGATACACCTGAATCTAGAACAAGAGATTTGGTCGAGAAACTATTCGGTAAAGCATCAAAAGCACACCTCAAAACTATCTTAGAAGAAGGTAATATATCTCTTATCTCTCACGATAAAGGAAAATTCGGAAGAATCCTCGGTGAGTTATTCATAAATGACCCTGAAAACCCACAAGAAAATAGGATATCTGTAAACCAACAACTGATTGACGACCATCATGCAGTAGAATACACTGGTGCTAATAAAGACACTACTATACTACAACATATGGAAAACCGAGAATTTTTATTAAATATTGGAACCGTCACTCAGGAACAAATAGATAAAGTATCATGATTATAACAGCCATGGATTGTTTTTACATATTCATGATTGCGTTCATAACAACCTTTCTAGTGGTAATTGAGATTCAGTTACACACAATGAAATCTACAATGGAACAATACATTGATATTCGTCTCAATCCAAAAAAGATGAAAGAAATACCGAAAAAACACCTTACAAAATAACTCTAAGTATAGTATACTAGAGTATACATTATGAGAGGTGTTAAATTATGACAAGTATATTAAAAGACCTGATAAAGGCAAGTGGAAATGAATACGCAAGTATAGTTTCCGAAGGAGTATCCGCTGGGGATGTCGATGAATTCATCGATACAGGTTCCCACATTTTCAATGCTCTTCTAAGTGGTTCACTATATGGTGGACTTCCTTCAAACAAAATCACTGCAATCGCAGGTGAATCTGCAACTGGTAAAACCTATTTTGCATTAGGGATGGTAAAACAATTCCTAGAAGACCACAAAGATGCAGCTGTGATTTACTTTGAATCTGAATCTGCAATATCAAAAGATATGATTGAATCAAGAGGAATAGACTCATCGAGAGTTGTTATCGTTCCTGTTGTTACAGTTCAGCAATTCAGAAACCAAGCAATATCCATACTGGATAAATTCGCTGAAACCCCACAATCCAAACGTCCTAAAATGATGTTTTGTTTAGATTCACTTGGTATGTTATCAACTACTAAAGAAATCGAAGACACTGCAGAAGGTAAAGAGACTAAAGATATGACTCGTGCTCAAATCACCAAAGGTGCATTCAGAGTATTGACCTTGAAATTAGGTAGAGTCGGAGTTCCAATGATTGTAACGAACCACACATATGATGTGATTGGTTCTATGTTCCCTCAGAAAGAAATGGGTGGTGGTAGTGGACTGAAATATGCAGCTTCATCAATCATATTCTTATCTAAGAAGAAAGAAAAAGAAGGTACTGAAATCATTGGTAACATCATTCATTGTAAGAATGCAAAATCAAGATTAACAGTTGAAAACAGAATGGTTGACGTAAGATTATCCTATGAATCAGGGTTGGATAGGTATTACGGGTTACTCGATATGGCATTAGCATTTAATGTCTTTACAAAAGAGGGAACTCGTGTTAAACTACCTAATGGTAAGACAGAATTTGGTAAGACCATTAACAACAACCCGACAAAGTTCTTTACTCCCGAAGTAATGGAACAACTAGAGACACACGCACAAGGATATTTTAAGTATGGAACAAATCAGAATAGAACAGACAATACTGAAGAACCTTCTTCAGAGTGATTCATTTGCACGGAAAGTGCTTCCTTTTGTAAAGGCAGAATACTTTACCGAGACCGATGAAAAGACTGTATTTGAGGGAGTAGTTGACTACTTCGAAAAATACACCAAGACTCCTACAATGGAGGCACTTCTCATAAATTTAGAGAATAATACTAGTCTACAAGACAATGTATTAACATCCTCTAAGTCTATTGTTAAGGAGATTGGGAACTCATCAGAAGAAACCCCACAAGAATGGTTAATAGACGAGGCAGAAAAATGGTGCAAAGATAGAGCTATCTACATCGCTGTCATGGACTCTATTGAAGTACTTGATGAGAAGTCTAAAAGGTCTCGTGGAGATATTCCCGAACTACTTAAGGATGCGCTTTCCGTGTCTTTTGATACTAATATTGGTCACGACCAATTGGAAGATGCAGAAGACAGGTGGGAATTCTATCACACCGAAGAAGAGAAGATTCCATTCGACTTAGAATACTTCAACAAAGTTACTAAAGGTGGATTACCTAACAAGACTCTAAACATATGTCTTGCAGGAACAGGTGTTGGTAAATCATTATTCATGTGTCATATGGCGTCAAGTCATCTGATGATGAACAAGAATGTATTATACATTACACTAGAAATGTCAGAAGAAAAGATTGCAGAGAGAATCGATGCAAACACTCTAAACATACCAATCCAAGATTTAGGTGATATTACCAAGAATATGTTTGGTAAAAAAGTAGATAAACTTAAGGATAAAACAAAAGGTAAACTTATTGTCAAAGAATATCCTACTGCATCTGCTCATGTTGGACACTTCAGACATCTATTACAAGAGTTGGATATCAAAAAGGACTTCAGACCTGATATCATATTCATTGATTACCTAAACATATGTTCATCACATAGAGTTAAGCCAGGTAGTGGTGCAAACTCTTATACACTTGTAAAGAGTATTGCAGAAGAGTTAAGAGGACTTGCAGTAGAGTATAATGTTCCAATCATGAGTGCAACTCAGACTACAAGAAGTGGTTATGGGTCAACTGATGTAGAACTTACAGATACCTCAGAGTCATTTGGATTACCTGCAACTGCTGACTTTATGTTTGCATTGATTTCTTCAGAAGAATTAGAAGAATTAGACCAAATGGTAGTCAAACAGTTAAAGAATAGATACAATGACCCAACAATATTTAAGAGATTTGTTATTGGAGTCGATAGAAGTCGTATGAAACTTTATGATTGTGAACAAGAAGCACAAGAAGAGTTAATAGAGAACAATACAGGAATAGATGATTCAATTCCAGTTGCAGATAGAGGAAGAATGGGAAATAAATACGGAGACTTTAAAGTTTGACCTAAATAGAAGTATGAAGAAGAATTTAAAATCCCAAGAGGTTCTAGATTCGCTTTCGAGGAAAGTTGAATTAAAGATTGCGCTAAGAGATGCGAAAAAGTCTAATGATGACAAGAAAGTCGAACTAATATCAAAAAAAATTGGTAAAATAGAGTCTAAATTGTCCTCGACACCTTTACAAAAAATATAAATAAACTTATAATCTCAAACATTACCATAGGAAATTAAAATGGCAGTACAAGACGGAAACACATACACTCAGGCAGAATGCGATACATACCTTGCCGAGATAGAAACATATCAATTAACTCACGACTGGATGGCAGGTAAAACGGCCACATACGTTATGAGACAGTATGATTGGGATGGTAGTGCATTGGGTAATGAAGCTGCTATCGCAGATGCATACACTGGTGACGGTGCTCATGGATATTATCCTGAGTGGAGAACTGCAAATCCATCATTTACTGAAATTGGGTCAGACCAAAACAGTCATTCATGGGGTCAATGGGACTACTTCACTAACAGACGTTCAGATTGGGATACAGAAGTATCAACACTAGGTACTGACCTAGGTCAAATGAGAAACCATCACGCAGAAATGCTTGCAACAATTCCTGAATAGAAAAACACTAAGATATTTTAAAGGGTCATAAAGACCCTTTTTTCTAGCATTAAATTTGCAAACGACTAAATAGTGTGGTATACTTACAATATTAATTGCAACAGACTAAACTTATGGCTGGAAAGAACTTACATTTAGAACACCTCGAAGACGAAATCATTAACTATGGAATCGCAGGTGGTCGTGCATCAATCAATTTCTTAAGAGAGTTAAGAGATATGATGAAAGGTAATGCATCAGGTCGTGTCAACATGACTGTTAAGTGGGACGGTGCTCCTGCAATTTGGTGTGGCCCTCATCCTGAAACAGGAAAATTCTTTATCGCAAAGAAATCACTATTCAATAAAGGTGGTGGACTTTTCTATTCTAGTATAAAGGAAATCAACGACACTTCCGACTTAAACGGAACACTTAAACAAAAATTTACAGAAGCATTCAATGCTTTTTCAGGTATCGGAATGAAAGAAATCCTGCAGGGAGACTTGATGTTTACTTCGGGAGACAAAAGTAACACTAAGATGGATGGAGTAGATTACATTACATTCCAACCAAATACTATTGTATACGCAGTTCAGAAGGATTCTAAGTTAGGAAAAGAGATTGCAAGTGCAACACTAGGTGTAGTTTGGCACACAACTTACAAGGGTTCAACAATCGAAGGTTTGTCTGCATCATTCGGTGCAAAACTTCCACCTGCACCATCCAAGGTTTGGCAAGATGATGCAACATACAAAGATACAACTGGTTATGGTAACATGACTGCACAAGAAACACTTAAACTAACACAAGCACTTACTGCTACAGGTAAATCATTTCATGGTATCACTGCGAAAGACCTCAAAAAGTTCAATGACATACAGGGAGTTCTTAATTCAAAAGGAGCTGCAGGTGCATCGTACAAAACGTACACTAACACCCTTATCCGTAATAATAAATGGAATCCCAATGGAAAAGACTATCTTACACACGTTGAGAACTACTGGAGAGATAAGATAGTTGCAAAGGTTAAGATGCAAAAGACTAAAGACATCAAGATACAGGTTGGTAAAGATGTCATGAGAGACTTAAATATCATTAAGAAGATGGTAGATAACCTTGCTCAATTCCAAGGACATCTAATCACATCAAAATCATTGATTATTACTGCGTTAAATAGAATAAAGAGTATAGGAACCTTTGTTAAGACTGATAAAGGATTCAAGGTTGTAAACCCCGAAGGATATGTCGCAATCGACTCAGACGGGTCTGCAGTAAAACTTGTAGATAGAATGGAATTCAGTCATAATAACTTTACAGCTGCAAAGGCATGGGACAAATAATGAAAACATTCGGAGAGTTATTAGATGAGACAATTAGAGTACCTATAAGTATAGGTGATACAGTTCTCGGTGGTAAGTTCAAGAACAAAAAAATGATAGTAAAGTCTATCGAGAAAAATGAAAAGGGAGACATTACT